CTCATTACCCAATTTGAGTAGTTATTCGCCATTGTCTCCTCCTCTATTTCTAATCTTAACGCCAAGCGCTCTACCGGTGCCAATGTTTACTTGTCCTACTGTTGAGGTTTTGCCTACGTTCATAGCTGTATATGTTAGGTTTGCGGGTAAATAGTGAGCTAAAAGTCTATTTAGTCGGTCTGTTGCGTCGCTGGCTGTTGTGTGCGCTATAACGTATACATGAAACGCTGCGCCGTTTACTACTAACTCCGCGTTGATGTTGAGTAGGTCTATAATCTCACGCAAGTATTTAATCGTAATAGGTCTAGGCGGTAGTAGCTTCATAATTACGGCCATTCGTCTAGCGTCTAGGTCTTGTACTGGCGTAATGCCTAGCAATGTTTCCCATACGCTCAAGCCCTCGCTATCTGCTATCATGACAAATAGGTTATTATTTGCTGCGTCTAGTGCTTCTGCGAACTCATCTATTTGGTACTGCTCTACGGTTAGTAAAGCCTCCATTTCCGCTATACCCTCGTAATAATCAGGTAAAAGGTCTTTTAGTCTAATTGTTCTAATCATTGACTGTTACCGTCCCTGCTATTGGTAGTTCTGAAATCTCGTCCGTAAATTGTAGCGCTATATCTGCGTTTTCGTTATTAAGTAGTACGCTTTCTACGTTGACTACGCCTGTTACTTGCAAGACTCTAAGCGTAATTTGTGAGCGGTAAACTGTCATTTCATAACCTCTACCGTTGGCGCTTACTGTTCCCCAAGCTTCGCGTAAGCTTGAAAAATAGTCTTGGATAGCTTCTTGTATGCCTGCGGTAACGTCGGTTATTGTATGGTCTGCGTCAACGTCTACTGTTAGTACTGTGTTTATCGTTTTAATCGCTGGCGCTACTACTGTTACCGTGTGGCCTACCGGCGCTATACCGTAACCCTCGCCTTGTGCGTCTGTTGGATCTACCGCCTCCTGTACGTCGTCAATTAGCGCTTGTGACGGTGCGTTGTGCTGGTTGTTTAGAACAACTAGTTTAACTGTTCCGCCCCCGTCCCACGTCGGGTAAACTTGTACGGCGCTAACGTCTGCTAATTCTGTTGCGTAACTGATATAGTCGCTAACGTTCCCGCCAAAGTTTACGGTGTCTACGTTGTTTAAAAGGCGTTGTCTTAACTCGTCGTCCGTCTCCTGGTCACGCGCCGGTATAGTAATTTCGCTAATATAAGCATTTGCTAGGCCTGTTTGTGGCGTAACTGGTAGTAATTGGCCTACATAGCTATTACCGCCTTCTCCTGACGTTTCTGCGGTTAATTCCGCTTGTCCTGCCTGCTCGGCTAAAGTATCCGTTACCGTGTAATAAATCGGTTCTTCGCCTAAGCTTGCGAAACGGTCGCCTACTGCTACGCTAACAAATCCGCCTGTTTCATTTGTAAAATGCCCTAGTGCCTTAGCAAATGTTGCGGGTTCTCGCTCTATGCCTCGCTCTGCTGCTTTATAGTCTAAAAATTCGCCTGTCGCTGTCTGCGTATAGGCGTTTAGTAGAATGTTGCGCATTTCCATAGCAAGCTCTGCAAAGCTATAAGCTGCTGGTGCTATAGCGTCGTAAATAATCGAGCCTTCCCGCGTGTCCATTGTTGCTGGTACTTGTTCTAGTGCTTTATCTAAAAAATACTCATACGTGTATTGTTCAAACTGCGCCGCTAGTTCTTCTGGTGTCAAGCGTCTACCTCCGTTTCTGTCGTAATTTCGCCAAATAACGTATTGACCGTTAATTTAACGTGTAAGCTCGTACTGTCTAACTGCTCAATACTCGTAATCTCTACGCTGTCGACTCTGTCGTCGCCTTCTAAAGCCTCTGTAATCATACGTCCTACTTCTGCTTGTACGTATGGAAATTCTTTGCCTATGAGCTCCTCTAAGTCGTGGCCATATTGTGCCGTATAAATTGCCCATTGCATGCGGTTAGTGCTTAAAATCTTCTCTATGGCTTGCCTCATAGCGTCGGCTTCGTCAATCTTGCCGGCTATGCGTCCGTTGGTTACCTGGTACGTCAAGCTAGGGACTTGTATTTCCTCTACGTCTTCTTGAGCCGTCTCTGGGCTCTGTACTTCTAATTCTTCGTCCATGCTACACCGCCTTTTCTAAGACAAAAAACATTTGCCCGCCGTGTCCTCTAATTAACACTACGGCGTCGCCTGCTTCTAGTCTGCCGTCAATCGTGACAAGCTCGCCGTTAATCTTTACTTGGTGCTCTGTTACAGATCTAGAAAGCTTTAAAAGCTCGGCTGGGATAAACGTTCTTTCGTCAATCTGAATTTTTAAAGGCTCGGTAGTTGTTACCGTCCCCATTACCAAATCGGCGTACTCGCTAGCTGGCTTATCTAAGCTAATTAACGCTCTTGTTAAAAAATCGTTTGCCAATTCTTACCCTCCTACATTTCTAAATCTATATCCATTGTCCAATCAACGCCGAAATGGTGAGTAACTTTGCTTGGCATTACTCGCCGTGTGCCTACTCCAATATCCGCTAAGGCTTGCAATTTAAGCCAAAAGCTAACGCCTGCTCTAATCCGTAAATCGCCAATAGCTGTAATACTCATAGTGCGCTCTACTTTCTCATACTCTTTTAGCAAAGCTTTAGCTCGTGCTGTCATTTGCGCCTTGTTCATTTTGTCGTCGGCTGTTTCTATTTTCTGGATACGCCCCCAAGCTTTGCGGGTGCTACCCATGACTACTACCTGAGACGCTATTTTGTCGTCTTTGGTCTTGATAACCTTAATAGTATTTGCTGCTTCGTCTATGCNNTGCTCTGGTCGTACGTCCAGCCTGTGTTTAAGCTCTTATCGCCTATAACAACTTCTGACTTAGTCCGCTCCGCCCAGATTAGCTCTACCGTGCCGAAAACGTCCCGTAAATAATAGCGGGTGTTGTGGTGTACTCGGTAGTATTCTAGATCAGTTTGTAACATGTCAAAATAGGTCTTTCCGTCGTCAATCCGCGCGGGTATCTTTGCTACTGGGTCTTCTAATGTCCTGTGGCTTACTGCTGCCGCTTCTAAAATCCGGTTAAAGCGTTGTCTTAGCGTTGAAACGCCCCAAACAATTGTATCTTGGTTTTTCAAGTACCTTAGCTTGTCGTATGCTGTGACTTTGAATGTTTCGCTATCGTCATAACTAACTTTAAAAACATAGCCGTAAAATACGTTTTGGCCGTCCCAAGCAAAGGTTACCCGGTCGGCAATTTTAGGCGTAAAACTCTCGTTTACTTCTTTAAGCGAAAAGTTAAGCTCGCCTGCGTTAAAGTCAATATCCGTCATCCAGTCTACGCTNNCTCAACAAGCAAAGGTAAGGCATTATAACTACTCTTGCCGTCTGCACTGGTTAATTTTAATTTGGTAACTGTCATTTCGCTTTCACCGCTGAGGCTTTTACCCACCCGCGCCAGCCACCGTCAAGGGTAGTAACGTGGTAAGGGCATGCCCTCCCTGCTGCCATAAAGTTTACTTTTCGTGTAGCGTTGCGCTCTGTAGCTCCTGGACCTGCGCCGTAACTGTCCCTGTGCAATTGCCCATTTACAATTACAACGGTACCAATGCCTATTTTTTTATGCGCTGGCCGTGGTTTTGCCTTCTTCGCCGTTGTTTTATTCGCTGTTACTTTTAGCTTTTGCGCTTCATAACTGCGCCATTCTTTTAGCGTTAGCGTTGCCTGGTACTCGTCGGCGTTGCCGTTTGTAAGTTTCCACTCAAACTTTGATACCGTTACGGGTAGGTTAAATTTAGTATCTGATACAACCACGCGCCCTGGCTTTTTGCTCTCTCGCCATTTTTGGATAAAGTCAACGTAAGCCCAGTAGCTTTTTTGTGGCTTTTGGGCTGTCGTGTAGGCTAATCCTTGCGGGTTCTTAGGCAAAATAAAGCTAAACTCAATCTCGTATAGTTTGCGTTCGCCTATTTGGTTAATTTCACCTAGCTTAGCGACTGTTTGCTGTGCGCTGTCTTGCTCGGCTGTAGCGCCAAATTCTTCTGGTGCTACTGGTAGTTCTAACGTTTTGTTGTTATGGTCTGTTAGATAAACCCCAAAATGCCCCATTTTTTGCCTCCTTTCACTCATTTAGTGTGTTTTAAGTTAAAAAACGCCCTCTCAGGCATTCCTTAAGTTTTTAGCGTATGCTTCGGCTATATAGTCGTTAAACTTATCAAATAACGCTCTAGCGTCTACGTCTGTATTGCCTGTGCTGTTAATGACAATAGCGCCTTCTGTAAAGTTA